TCGGGAACTTCTACATGATGTTCCACGAAGACATTGTATAAAGAAGACATAAACGACTCTGCAATCTCAGTACGCAAACCAGATTTGACTTCTAACTTATGTTCTTTCATCCAAGATTCCACAACATAGTTTAGATATGAATCTACCTTTTCGACCAGTGCTTCCTGCCCAGATTCAGTGGCTTCCACCAACTTAGCTGCATAGGATTCTTCCAGTCTTGCTACTTCGACTTTAAGTTTAGAAGAAATCGCTGCTTCAAAAATCAAAGCTGCCTTATCCTTGAAACCATCTGCCAAAGACTCTTCGCCTTCAACCAGTGCATTCAAGTCATCAGAAAAATCAACCTTGACTTCTTCCTTCTTAGTCTTAGCTTTTTCTTCTGTTTCTTCGTCTTCGTCTTCTACTTCCGACTCGTCGTCATCGACTTCTACTTCAGCTTCATCTTCATCATCATCATGATCTTCCTTTTTTGCTGATGCTTCATCGACAATTTCCTCATCTACAACTTCAACGTCCTCAACCATATCTTCAAGTTGTTCTTCATTGATGTCAGTGATGCTATCTTCTTGCATTTTTTCAGACATTTTTATATTACCTCTTGTTAAAGTTTCGAGAGGAAATCGGCAAACAACTCTGACTGCTTTTCTTTTAGTTGTGCAGTTCTTGCCTGTTTTATTTCAGTCTCATATTTTTCAATTTGTTGAGCCTTCAAAATACCATTATCCCAAACCCATTCAACTCCTTCCATTATCCCATTAACAAAAGCTTCTGGAGCAGACGGATCTTGAACTATGTCGATTGTTGCTAAATGAAAATCATTTTTTACAACACTCATATCTTTCTTAGCCTCAAGACTTCCCATACCACGACTTGAAACACCCAATTGAACCCCACCTTCAATAAGACCTTTAACAACCTTACCCATAGGAGTATTCAATACCAGTGCCTTTCCAACGACATTATTACCCTCAAATTTGAGGCTAGTAATGCGGTGTGAAACCTTATCCAAGTTAATCGTAGGACCATCAGGATGATTTAACTCACCTACGGCACGACCCTTGGATACCTGTTCTTTAATGTATTTCTTTACGGCAGATTCCATCACCGCTTTGGGATACATTCGCCCATTTCTATTCTTGGACTCAGACTGCATAAAAACACCTTCAATAAAAGTGTTCTTTGCCTTACCTGTTCCTTCAGTAATATATGATAAATCTTCTTGATTAAATTCTGTGATTAATTTCATATTACTATTCTTCTTCCTGTGTTTGTTCAGGTTTCCCTTTCATCATTGTAGTTGCTACTGGGGACATCTGTCCACTAAAAGCATCTGCAACTTTATCATTCATAAGTGAATTAAACCAATCACCACTGGCTAATTTGTCATCATTATGAATATTTGATATTAAATTCTTAATATTATCCATTATATTTTCTCATTCATATTATTTATAAAAAAGTGTTTTTCTACTCTTCCTCATCATCATCATCAGGTTCAGGGATTTCCTTTTCAGGTTCTCTGGGCATAGTAGGTTCATCATCAGGAGGAGGTGATCCTCCACCACCACCATCATCATCATCAAAATCATCATCTGGATATTGTTCCTTCTCATCCTCGATGTCTTTATCGATTTCTTCTATATCATCGTCACTCTGCATCAAAATATTTTTACGAACCCAATTAACAGAATAATATTTGCCCACGAATTCGTCTACTTCTCTAAGAGTATTGACTCTTTCACGAATCATCTCCGCATCTTTCAGTTCAGAAAAATATACATCCTCCCCAAAATCTACAAAGATTTGATCCTGTAAATCAGGCCAATCGTCCCGTGTGATGATGCCCTTTAGAATAAGTTGCATTCTAAGTGCCTGAAGAAAAACATCTCCAAACTTAGAACATATCTTATCCAAAAACTTCTGGAATTTTACTTCATCCCTAGTTATCTCATTACTACGACCAAGAGAGAACTGTGCCTCTGATTCCAATCTATTGACAGGAACATTCAGGGATTTGTATAATTTCTTCTGGAAATATATGAGATCTTCAATCTCTCCCAGATTTTGACCACCCGGTAGAGTAGAGATTTCTGTTCCTCTGCCACCCTCCCGTCTAGGCAACCAAAAGTCCTCAAGCATACTAAGATGCTTTCTTTCGTCTTTTAGTTCGCCTGTCTCCGCATCATATACTAATTTGTTGCGGTAATTGTTCATAATACCACGAAGGTATTCTTCTGCCTTACCCTTGGTAAGGTTTCCTACATCGATGTAGAATATTCTACGTTCTGGTGCTCTGGATATACGATATATCAGTAGAGCATCTTCCATCATGCGAAGTTGATTCGCAGGTTTAATGGCTTTATCCAAGTATCCGATTACACGATCCTTTTTATAGGAGAGTAAACCAGAAGGAATAAAGATTATAGCATCCTTGGAAATCTTTAGTGCTTGTGCCGAAGTATGGGTATCTGGATCTTGATATACATAATAATCATTTACAGATATGATTATCTTTGCCCCAGTTTCGGGATCTACTTCTTCTTCTATCTCTTTGACCTTAGTAATCTGAGTAGATTCAACTGGTCTTAATTCGAGGATTCCTTTCTTTGGATTTTTTTCATCGATAATAACATGAAAATATATTCTTCCATCAACATACCATTTACGAAAGATTTCGTGCCCATAACTATTGAACCCGAGCATACTAAGAACATTATCAAATTCCTCAGCGAAAATCTTCTTGATTTTATCTGATTGATCAAGATTATCAAGGTTCAATGTAACTGGGTCAGCAGTATCTCCTACAATAGCACCAGAAATTATATCAGTGATTGCCTGATCGCATTCTGGAACCGTAGAAATCTCACGATACTTTCTTATCTGTGATGCATCATCAGATAATTGTTCAGAAGATAAGTCGAGATATTGAGAAAAATGCCCACCAGTGGTTATTACGCCACCTGATTCATCAGCAGGTGGAACAAAAGAACGACCTTTCTCGAATTCTTCCTTTTTCTTATCTTTCTTTTTTATTTCAAAACCAAAAAGTTCTGCCATTTTTCCTCTACCTTTTCATAAAATAATAGTGGTAGTCCATGCAGACCTACCACTATATTTATATACCTACATAATTAAGATGTTGTATCGGATGTCCAATACTGATACGTCAATTCGACAGTAAATTCACCGATTGTTCCTTCATCGTCATAAGATAAAGCAATTTCTCCAAGATTGGTTGGAAAACATCCCTTGATATCATATTTCTTAACGACATCTCCTCCCTTGTCTAACTGCTCCACAATCATATCTGCTTGATAATCATTTGGATTAGAAAGTCCGGTATTTGCTTCATGAGAATTAATACCATTCATCCATCTCTCAAATGCAGAACGACATATCATTTTACCATCATTAATAATAGTAATTGTCCATGCTTCAAAAGAACGGTCACCAGCAATCTGCAATTTACGACCCCTAAAAGGAACCTCAATTGGTGCGATTACAGATGAGGGAAGGGATGCACCCTTACACATGAATGATGTAAGTTCTACATCTCCTCCAGCGAACCCTGGAAAGTTTGGTGTAACCTGGAACAAGTTAGTCCTTGCTCCGCCACCAATAAGTTTTGATTTAAAGTCATCAACTCCTAAATTAGCCATTTCTATCCCCCTTTATTAGAATTTGCCAATGATTTCTGAAAATTCAACACCAGTACGAGTGGCAATGAAATTCAAAGTCATAAAGTTGATAGAACGTGCTGGTTTGATGTAGATATCAGCAACAAAACGATTAGTGTCAATGACCTGACCCGTATTATTAGTTTCATCACATATTACTGCGAAGTCGTAAATACCTCTACGACCCTTTACATCACGCAAGAACGGCTCCACCATATTCCTAAACTGTGCTCTTGTAAATTCATCATTAAACTCGAACAACATATACTTAGCTGCAGTTGCGATTGCCTTTTCAAGGACAATAAACAATCTACGAACATTGATGCGATCAAAGGCACTAGGTTTAGCCTGTGCAGTTTTATCACCAAAAAGAATAGTTCCCTGACCAGGAAAAGTACAAATAGGGTTAATCCGTCTTTTATACAGATCATCCCTCTGGTCTTTAAGAGGATTATATGCGAGTTTAGTTACACCAAGCAATTGACCACGATTGAATCCAGCAGGACTCCACCAAGGATCAGTGACATCATCAGTATATGCACATAGACCAGCCATTGCCCCAGAAGCAGCAATCCACCGATAAACGTCATTATACTTGTCATAGACATACATGGCACCTGAATCAATCACACCATACG